GGCAGCGATCATCTTGTCGCTCTCCCATCGGTTCTGCCCAACATCGGTATAGCCGCTCTTTTTCAGATCTTCCTCGGCACCGTACCGGGTGCGGAAAGCCATATTGGCCAGCTGCACGGTGCCAGCGCTCTTGCTGTAAAGTCGGATTACATGCACGGTCATTCCAACCCCTCCAAACTCAGCACCATGATTTCCGTTCTCGGGTTTGCCTTGTCCAGGTGAGCGTGAATGGCTTTGGAAATCACCCAAAAGCTGTCATCAGCGATCACCCCGGCGCGGGTCAGACCATCCATGAACAGCTTGCCGCTGTAATTGTCCTCATCCCGCCGGCGCTTGTCCGGGAAAAAATAGTCAATCCGTACCAGTGCCTTTTTCAGCGGCATTTTGGGCCTTTCCGGGCAGTTTCGGCTTAAGGCATATACTTTCCTTGTCCACTCTTCTTTTGCCTTTCTATAGGCCCAAACATTGCCTCTGCCGTTGAACTGGTTGCAGGAGGGAGGAACGCCCTTCAAAACAATCTTCATGTGTCGTACCTCGCTTCGCATTCATAAAAGTGCTGTTTGCTTCCGTCGAACATGTACGCAAGATCCCCGGTCACGCCATCCTTGTTCTTGGCAATGCGAACAACATAGTTGTTGCGCTCTTTGTCGTTGTGAAGAAGAATGATGTTGTCGGCGTCTTGCTCGATCTGGCCGCTCTCCCGCAGGTTCTCCATGGTGGGAATCGTCCCGGCCCCGGCCCGGTTCAGCTGGCAAAGCGTGACCACCAGCATCTTGGTGCTTTGGGCCATAGTGTGCAGTTCCTTACTCACCCTGGTGGCCCGCTCATATTCCGATTGCCCGCTGCCGGGGATCAGGCCCAGATAGTCGATAAACACTACATCAGCTTTGTGTGCCAGGGCATCCATCTTCAGCCAGCCGGTTCCCCTGCCGGCCGCCTCCACGATCTCAAACGGCCGCTTGGAATACCTGTCCATGTCAACCCGGCTCACTCTGTCCAAGTTAGCGGAATACCGGCGCACTGAATCAAAGTCCAGCCCCCAATCGCAGGCAGCCGCCCGCATGGTCAACTTTTCCCGACTTGTTTCGTAGCTGTAGTACACTACCCGTTTTCCGCTCTCGGCCATCTGCAAAGCCAGCTGCAAGGTGAAAGCGGTTTTGCCGCTGCTGGGCCGGCCGCCGATCACCACAAAGTCCCCGGGCGCCCAGGCGGTGTAGTTGTCCAGACGGGCAAAGCCGGTTTTCATTGCCGGGCTTTTCCCCTCGGACATGGCCTTGATGAACCAGATCACCCCATCCATGGCACTAAAACGCTTGACCTCTTCCTTGCCGGCCAAAAGCAGGCTCAGGGATTCAACGGCATCTTCGATTTCCTCAATGGTGCAATCCCCGGTTGCCAGCTTTAGCCCGATGGTCTGGGCCTTGGCGCCCTTGGAGGCGTCCAACATAGTCTTTATGTATGAGGCATAGGCGCTATAGACAATCGGGGCTTCACAGCATTGCAGGGCCAGCACCTTTTGGTCTTGAGGCAGAGCCGCCACCGTTACCGCATCCACCCGGCCGTTTTCATCCCACTGGTGCCGAAGCCGTTCAAACAGTTCCCCCAGTTCGGGGCTCAGGAAATCGCTTTTCTTTACTTTGTCGAGAATCTCCGCCTGGGCCTTTTCGTTCTGGATCAGGCAGCCAATAACCGCCAGCTCCACTTCGCTCATGGCAGAAAGTTCACCTTCCTTTCAGGCTGACTATTGCCATCCCGTTTCTCCCATGTGCGGACGGCCGCCTTCCAATCCTTCATTTTGGATTTTCCGACCACCCATCCTTTTGATGCATAGAAGTCCACAAAGGTTTGGGGGTCCACTCTGTTGTTTCTCTCCCTGCAATAGGCAGCGACTTCCTCAACAGTCGGGGGAACAAATCTGGAGCGTTTCTCCCCCTCCGGGGGCTGGGGGGCGTTTTCCCCTCTCTCTTTTATCTGTTCTTTTATCTGTTCCTTATAACATGTGGCGATTTCGCCACATGCATTTTGCGATTTCGCCACATGGAAGTGGCGATTTCGCCACACCTCGGGGCCCTCTTTTTGGGGCGTCTCTTCGGTCTTCTCGGCCTCTTCCAGCCCCTCCCGATCAAGACCGTCCACCCCCTCAATGACCCTTAGCACCTTGTTGTCCAGGGCGTACCAGACGGTTCTGTCACATGGATTTTTGTTGTAATTTCCCGTGTACAGAACGCCCTTCTCCTGCAGGCTTTTCAGCAGTCTGCGAATCTGGTCCTTGGAAAAATACGGCAGTATCCTGGAAAGGCCATTCAGGCTGCTGTAAGTCCAGAACCGGCCGTCATGAAAGTGCTTACCGTTGGCCTGGTTCTTTGCGATCCAAAAATACAGATGCTGAATCATGACCGCTTCGGGAACTCCGTACATGGTGGCAATGGTCACATCAAACATATGGTTCATGTGGCAGCCCCCTTAAAACGGAAGGTCTTCTTCATCGTCGATCAAGGCAAAGCCGTCATCCTTTGCCGGTGTAAAAGAGGGCTGTTTTTGGGGCACAGAATCCATTTTCTGGCCGGGCTCGGTATCTTTCTTGCCTCCGGCAAAAAACACGTTTCTGGCCACGATTTCAACGGCTGTGCGGTTGTTGCCGTTCCTGTCCTGATACTGCCGGGCCTGAATTCTGCCTTCAATAGAGATCAGGTCTCCCTTATGGAAATACTTTTCCAGGAATTCAGCGGTTTTCTCCCAGGCCACAATGTTGAGGAAATCCGTCTGCCGTTCCCCGTCCCGGTTTTTAAAATCCCGGTCACAGGCAACAGAAAAAGAAGCCACTTTTTTCCCGTCCGGGGTCACCCGAATTTCGGGGTCGCCGGTCAGCCGTCCCATCAAAACTGCTACATTCAGCATGTTCAATCCTCCAAATACGAGCGGCCAAACTCCGCCCGGAATTTTTCTTCATCCCAGCCATACCGCTCCATAGCGGCAAGCTGGCCCTGTTCCTTTAAATACAGATCGGTTTCCCGGTTATTATGCACGGCCTCTTCGCCCCATAAGTGGCACTTGCCGTGGCAGATGCAAACCCAAAGCCCCAGGCGCTTGGATTTCTGCCGGTATGCAGAGCCAAAAAACACTTCATGACGATCCAGCTTTTCGCCGTTCTCACCGCACAAAAAGCAGCTCTCTTGCATGTCCCCGGGCTGCAAAACGCTGGGTGCATAACCGTTTTTGTCCAGCGCTTCGCCGTATTCATTCACCATCTTTGCCTCCCATCTTCACAGGCTTGTAATCGGCTATCATGGCGGAAAGCTTGTCCGGCGGAAGCGTCTCAATACCAACTGCCTTGCAATCCTGTACAATGTGGTCGATGAGCCGGCTCATGCGCTTGGTGGAATAGGTGGACGATCCATAATAAGCTCGAATCGTAACCATGTCCCCGCCGTCAAAATCCACCTGTTCGGTGGGCCAGCCGGTGCCCAGTGCCTCCCATGCCACCCGGAAGCTTTTGGCTTCGTCCACCGGCAGATGAAAGTCCCGGAAGATCCCCACATTCTTGATAGCGGCCTTGTAAATTTCTTCCTTGGTGCTCTTCACCGCCTCGGCCAGCTCTTCGGCCATCGCCCAGAAATAAGCGTTGGCGTCCAGGCTGCGTTTCTTGTGAGCCTCTTTCAGCTCTGCCACATAGTCCAGCTTTTTCATGTCCAGGACGAATTGCCGAGCCATAGGCTTATTCAGAACGTTCAGGCAGAGCCACCCGTCAGGGGACACTTTGGCCTCTTTAAAAAGAAAAGATGTAGCCATTAGAATGTAACGCTATCCTCCTTCGGCGGTTCCTGCTTCTGGGCCTTTTTCAAGCAAGCGACGCAGAGCTGCCGATGAAAAGCCGCTTTGCTGTACTGGGCAATGTCCGCCGAATACCAGATGGTGCCATCCCGCTTTTTCACGCCCTTGATCGGCTGCCCACAATCATTGCAGATCAGCGGATTTTCACCAGGTTTGTCCCCAAATGCAAACACTTCACGGCCCTTTAAAAGCACCGTCAACCGGGTAATGACCTTGCTCTCACTGACTGTCATCTCCCCCACCGTAAAGTTATCGTAACAGGCAAAAATGGGTGAACCGTTGCGGTCAGTCTTGCCGGTCTCCTTAATACTGCAATTGTCGGCACTAATAAAAATTTTGGGGGAAGTGTAAAGTTCTCGGCCGATCCCCCAGTTAAACCCGGCCCGCTTAAAGCTGTCCGATGCCAGGCCCTTTTCGGCCTCCGTGTTGCTCTCTGTGCCGGTATCCTCTTTTTCTACCCACTGCTTTTTCTCATCGTCCCAAATGGCGATGATGCAGTTGGCGTTGTCCCGCAAGTGGTTGCGCTGCCAGTTCAACGGGCCTACTGTTTCGTCCAGAATGTTCTGGTCACAGCGGGCGTTTTTGTAGCACAGTAAAGAAAGTCCGGTCGGCTTCCCGTTCTTCTGGTAAATCTGCTTTACCCGCAGCTCGACCTCGTCAGCCCTTAAAGCCCTAAAGCTCAGTTCTTTGCCCATGGTCAATCCTCCACTTCATAAGGAGCTTCGCCGGTAAAAGGGACAAAAGGATTTTCCTCATCCACCCGTTCCTGCGGCTCCAAAACCGAAAAATAATTCTCCCAGAATTCCAAGCCAGAACGCTGGGAGGCGAAAGGATCAGCCCTGTTCATTGCAGGCCTCCGTGGGTTCGTCTTCTTCCACCACCAGGGAAAGCTTGGCTTTTTTGCCAGAGCTGTTGATGAAATGCCCAAGATCATTCAGGACGCTCCACACACCCACGCCGTTCACCTGCAACAGGTCATATTCACCGACCGTAACAGGGCCATTCATTTCCAGAATCTTCATTCTTCATCCTCCTTCATGAAATGCTCAGAAACCGTCTTTGCGCAGATTCCGCAAAAGACAGAAAAGAAAAAATATCCGGGCACATCCTGTACCCCCTCGATCATGGCTCCAATGCCGCAAAAGCACATCAACCACAGCAGCAGAGCCAGCACACCGCAGAAAAACCTCACGCTGCGCCCCTCCCCTCCGGGAACTCAGGAAAGAATTCCCGGAATTCCTCAAAAGTAATAGAGAGCCGGGTGGTAACCTGAATGGCATCAGACCAGGTCCATTTCAC